AATTTTATTCCAAGGAATTATACTGTCGTGGATAGCAGTAAATTGTTCTATGAATTTCTTCTTTAAAGATAACTCATATCTTAGATTTTCGCCACCATATTGCGATATTTTATTTTGCTGAATTTCGGGAATCCATAAATCTTTTTCTGCTTCAGCGTGATTCTTAAGATTAGCCAAATGTTTCTTTTTATTATGAGTAAGAAAGATAACTTCTGCGAGTACTTCGTCCTTGTAATCGATATACTCATTTACCATCTCAAACAATTCTTTATAATCTTTACGCCAACCTTTGTATACAATCACGGGACTAAAATTAAGATGTACCTCATAACCTGCATCTATAAATGCGTCAACAGCTTTAATCCTGTCAAGTATCTTAGATGTATTAGGCTCATGTTTATCGCTCATATGTTGAGGCATAAGACTATATCTAATTCTAATCTTCTTATTAGGATCATAACTAATAAAGTCAGGATTAACATATTTAGTAGCGAATGAACCCATAGCCAAAGGATGGTTCTTAAAGAATTCAAATATCTTTTGCCAATCATAGAACTTAGCATGCAGAGCGAAGTCTTCGTTACAGCTGATGTCATAAGTAGTCAACACAGGATGTGTTTGATTAGGTTTATCGACAGGTGTAAAATATGCATGATTATTTACAACAGTTAATATATCTTCTATATTTTCTGCAATGTCTAAACCTTTTGGTTTATGACGCTTCATGTAGCAATAGCTGCAATCATACAAGCAGCCATAGCCGAAGCTAGGTGAAATAAAATCTGTTGATCTACCAGAAGGTCTAATCAACATAGATTTTCTATTAATTTTCTTTATAAGTTTTGTCATAGGATTAAAAATAAAAAGGGCCCTATTTCTAGAGCCCCATCAGATTAATATAATCTAAACTGCATAACCACTATGGGAGACTAAAAGAAGTCTCCCGTCGGGGTTAGTTTGTTTTTTTGTGTATAATTAGAAATTACTTCATTTGTTAAGATTTCTTTAGCGCAGTTAATAATAGGCCATACTTCTTGATCATATAAATATGCAGGAGAAGTAGGGTTACTTAAGCGCTCTTCCCAACTTTCTTTTAAAACAATTGCTTTGTTTAATATTAACGGTAATGTATAAGACTTACCAGAAAAATAGTGATTAGCTAGAATTAGCTTCTTACTATTGGCTGTTATCTCTGAATACTTACCGTTAATTAATAAATCAAAATCACGTTGATAATCAGTAGGTATACTAAAGATAAACACAGTGCATTCTTTAATATCATACTCGTCTATAAAGTTTGGAAAAGCTTGAATAGTACTATGAAATTTTTCAAAATCTGTATCTCTATAACCTCTTACTAATACGTGTATATAATTTTCTTCTTTGTATTTACTAATTGTAGTATTAGCTAGAAAAGCATTTAAGAATCGAGACTTATGTTTAAGTCGACCCCAGCTATCTGTAATATGACAATCAAACAAAGACTTTGGTACGTTTAGAAGAGGGAACAAAAAAGTTGCAGTTTTTGTATACTTCATAATTACTCTACGCTTATTACATTTTTACCTTGTTTATAATATTCCATTGGGTAATCCCAAGCATCATTTTCTGTAGCATATTTATACCTTTCGATTGCTTTATTAAAACCTTCATACTCTTTGTTGCCTTTGATGCCAACTTCGAGTACAGTTTTAGTAATTTCAAATACCATAGGATTATTATTTAAATGTGTTTCTACAACAATATATAGAAATCTATTTATAGAATAACCGTTTTGGTAATATTTTTGCAATCTTTCAGATTTGTCTAAATGCAAACCTAAGTCATAAACAGCTGCTTGAAAATCATACCTAAAATGCCAGAAACTATTTTCAAAATTAAGAACAGATTTACCTGTAGTCTTAAAGTCAATTGGAGTTATTGTTTGATTTTTATGATCAACAATAATTCTATCTATTTCACCTTTGAATTCTAGACCGCTATACTTAAATTGTACAACATGTTTATCTATGATTTCAATATGATCGTCGCTAGATTTCTTTTGACAATAAGGTCCAGTAAATTTGTCTGATCGAAGTGCCATAACACAATTAACTGCTTTAGCATAGTCAGTCTCAGTAACAATAGTTTTACCATCTGTCTCTTTAAGAATTTCAAAATATTTAGAACCTTGAGCTATGATTTTATTAACTCTAGTCTCTTCTTTCCAATTACTTTGATAATTCTCATATTGACAATGTTGTAATATATCATCATAGTATTCTTCTAGATCTAAAATTTCTAGCCCAGTAGCTACTCTATCTTGATACACACCTTGCACTATTCTACTAATTGTGTCAGTAACTCCTGTTGTATCAGGAATCACAGCATACTTGTTATCAAAATCTTGTTTAGTCTCTGTAAGCAATGAGTCTACTAAAGAACCAAAGACAAAATGCTGCTCAGTAGATTCATCTTTTGCTAGCTGTCTTTCTTTAGCTTTAATATATTCTTGTGGACTAATCAAAATCTTTTTTAGAGTGCTTTGATTAAGAGCACTTATTGTTTGGTAATCGATCATCTTCTTTTAATTGATTTAATTTTATAAACTAATTTTCTGTTCTTCAAATTTCTAACAGGCACAAACTCATATTGAGTACGTCTTAAGAATTCTACAGTGTCATCAGGTAATATACCTTTCTTTATTAACACATCATCTAGACATTTAATCCATATGAGAGCTAGGTTGCCTATATCCCAATTAGGTTTGTAATCATCGGCTGCTGGTTTCCAACTCGTCTTTCTTTTTCCTGTTTCTTTATCTTTTATCATTTTCATAACTCCATAATTTATAGGCGCATATACTGTTAGTTTTGTTTCTACGGGGGTGTCAATACTTAGATTGTCTGGTATATGTTTTTCAATATATCCGTGCATGGCAGCTACAAGAGCTGCCCTAGTTGTATAGTGCACAGATGCATGAATCTTATTATAACCAATCTTGACCCAGTTTTTCTTACTAACAGGTATATGAGTTATGAATTCAGGAAATTCTAATTTAATCTCACTTACCATAGCGTTTTGTTTTTATTCAATCCAACGAAATTCGTCAGGTATTTCGGTTTCTACTTCATCTTTTATTTCTACTTCTTTAACTGTATATCTAGGAGTAATTTCTCTCACATAATCTATATTTAATGCTTCAGCTATCTCAGGACTTAGAGTAATATTCTGAACTTTAAAATGATCATTATGATATACAAATTGGTCTTTATATTTATTAAGAATATAATCCAACATATCTACAGTTAAAACTTTTCTATCAAGTAGCATACTAATTATTGAATTGTGGTCTAAATAGAAATTACTAGGAGTCATATTAAAATAACCTAAGAAAGATTTAAAATTAACATGTCTTTTAGTAGGATTTTTATCTATTTGATGGGTCCAATCATTTAGTAACAACAAAAGATACATCATAGATTCTTTATAATTACAATTAGCCATAATCTCCATAGCTAGTACATGATTATCAGTATCATCACTATTAAACATATTATGAACTTGCTTATATACATTTTCATCCATAGTAATAGTTTCTTCACCGTTAATATGAGGGAGCAATTCTGTATAATTATATACTTTATCGAGATTATTTAAAATATATTCATATAACTCTACGTAATCTTCTTTAATAAAATAATAACTATAACTTCGATATGTATGTACATTTTTAGATACAGGAACACCTCCATATAATCCACTAGGTCTATTACTAATCATTCTAGATATATAAGAATTAACGATTATATTGTCTTCATCTTTATATGGCTCTAAAAGTTTTAATAATTCATCTCGTTCTTTTATGTCTATATAATTATGAACTTCAGCTTGAGTTACAAAAGTCACAACTTGTTCTTTAGTAACATGATATTTCCACTCATAATCTCTTAATTTACCGAGACTTGGATCTACAAATATATGAGTAGCATCTTTAAACTTATTAGTAGTTTTAGAAGCATTATCTAGTAAAAGATTTTTTAATTTTACTCTAGGAACATTAGCACCTGCACCAATATAAAGAACATCTCCAATATTTGGAGTATAACTATTTTTTGATATAGAATCTGTAACATTACTTAATACTTCTTTGTCATAAATATACACATAGCTATGTCTGCTACTATAGTAGAGATAATCTACTTCTCCTGATCTATGATCCATATTTGAATCAAAACAATCTGATAAATCTAATATTTTTTTTGTCATTTTTTTTTATTTAGTACTCATTTGTAAAACATTTTGATCTAGCATCATCTTAGAAAACTTAGCTTTATGACCGCCTAATAATTCTTTTACTATATAATATTTTAAATCTTCAGTAAAAGTGTTGAATTTAGTCGTAAGCTTAATTAATCTATTAATCATTGATTCAGGAACATGTCCTTCAGAAGCAGTACGCAAACAATAATTAATTAATCTAGTAGCCAAGACACTTGCTATGTCAGCACGATATGTATCATTAACTCCGACACAATCATCAAGAGCTTCTAATAACTCTTTCTCATCTTTTTGAATTAATTCTTGAGGAGTAAGAATCTTATCTAGCTGATTATTAATAAACATAACAAATAAACTTGCTGCCTCTGGACCAATAGAACCTTCGCCTACCATTTGTATAAGAGGTAATTCTTTACTAAAGTCTTTAATAGAACTAATAGAGTTAAAGAATGTAGTAATAGACCTAGGATTAATTTCTTGAGTTATTACTTCAGGATGCATTAATAAGAAATTAATACAACGACCATCTATTCTCATATTCTCTGCCCATCTTGCCCATACATTAGCATCAAACTTAGTCTCAACAGATATAAAACGAGTTTTCTGTGCATTATCTAGACTAGTAACATTATAATCACCATTGTCAGGATTAGTAGTTAAGATAACATGCCAGTTTCTAGGAAGTCGCCAGCTAACATATTCTTGTTTATCTATCAATTCCATACAAGCTTGCATAAATCTATGATCAGCACGAGTATAGTCATCTAGAACTAAGAAACCGCCTTCACCACGACCCTGAATCCATTCAGGTGCAGCATGAGACATTCTTTTATCTACAACTTTATAGCCTTTCTTGTTAGCAGTATCAATTTCTTGCTCAGTAATCCATAAAGACTTACCCTCGTTATTTTTAACTTGGAATTCTTTAACAGGAAAACCTACTAAATCGCCTAACTCTTCTAGCTGTGCTAAGTTTAGCTTTACTACTTGCATGTCAAGCTCACTGCCTAACTGCATAATAGCAGAAGTTTTACCAAGGCCAGCTTCACCTTCAATATTTACAGCAACAGGAACTTTACCGTCTTCCTGTATATGTTGGTTATTGCTTACCATATGTTTGATGAATCCTTTTAATTCATCTACGTTTAATTGTAATTGATTCATTAGTATTTAATTTTATAATTCTAATTTTATCTTAAGACCAGGTAGGTCTTCATTAATTTCTGATTCTTCCGAGTGAACCCATAAAACTCTAGCTCTAGGATTTACGTGTGTATGTGCCTCACCATCTGTAAAATATATAAGACTAGTATAACTAGTATTCTCATTAAAATATTTTATTACAGGTGTAAAGTCAGTACCACCGCGTCCGTGTATCTTTAGTTCATAGGTACCAGTATATTCACTAACATCTCGTATATAAGTATCACATTGTACAAGAGTTATATCTACACCAGTTTTATATATATGGTGCATTTCATTCATAAACTCTTTTACTTCATGATCACGTACAGATCCAGATGTGTCTATGGCTAATAAAAGTTTTTGTTTCATTTTAACTTTCATACCAGGCATATCAGGAAACTTAACGTTTTCTTTTCTACGAATTTTCTTAGTAAATATTTTAGTGCTAATGCCAGTAAATCGTCGGAGATAATTCTTCCAATTAAATTTAGGAGGAATTATTTCCTGAATCTTAATCAAACCTTTCATCTCACCAGGAACATGTCCTTGTTTCTTTTCAGTTTGTTTTTTACATTGTTCCAACACACGTTGGAGTTGCATATCTATCAATTGTTTTTCTGCTTCAGGCAAGTTTTCAAATTCTTCCCAATCATGTTTAGGAATTTTAACTTCTTTTTTTGAACCTAATCCTCCTTCTCCGTCATCACTATCTGCTGGTCCAATTAATACAACTTCTTGACTTTGATCTAGACCATCTAAAAGTTTATCCATATTACTATCTCCACTACTACCTTGTTCTTTTTTCTTCTTTTGAGCTTTTTCTAACTCTTCATAATAATATTGAGTACCAGCTTTTCTTCTTAGATTAAGATCACCATAATCATTGATATTTATACCTCCTTCAGGCAATCGATTTTCATCTATATATTGATTGATTTCCATATCCATTGCTATGTTAGCAAGTTTTTTATCAGAGAACTTAGTAAAAGTCAATAGATGGCCAAAAGCAATATGTAATAATTCATGTTTAAGTAAACCTGTTTTATGGTCCTCACTTAGAGTATCCCAAAAAGGTTCGCTTATCATCAATTGATAGTTGATTCCATTCTTACAAACACCAGCTGTGCCTACTCGCACATCCCATATTTTATTTAATGATAATAGATAGAAACCGTAGAACGGTTCTTCTAACATTAGCTTCTTGCTAATTTTACTTAGAGATTCATGTTTTGTCATAATTTTTCTAATTTTTTATTAAAATGTTCTACACTAAATTCTTTAGTAGTATTTTTTACTAAGTCACTGAAATCTTTAGATCCACCTAAAGGCAATACAATGAAACTAGGCACATCATATCTTTTAGAAAACTCTTTAGCGAGTTTCATACCTGCGTCGTCGTTGTCAAAGAGACATACAACTTTTTTAAATCTAGATTTATATTCGTCCATTACAGAATCTTTCATCATAACAGATTCTGATTGTAAGCCTATAGCAGGAACACCTACTACATCATGGAGGCTCATGACATCTTTTAAAGACTTAGTAATTACTAACAGCTCACCTGATTTAGGCAATTGCCTATAACCTTGGTGTACAGAATAATTAGCATTGTTAATCCATTTTTTAAGTTTATTCTCAAATGGTTGATATATCTTATAAGTAACTTTACCGTCTTTGTGCTCGACATATGCATAAGCATGATTAGCAGTTTTAACAGCATTGTCATTATAAAATACATGGCTAATAGGAAACACATTAAACTTTTCTAACGTAGCTTTTTTAATACCAAATGATTGCCAATATTTTTTATCTATTGTTAACCAAGGTCTTTTCTTTATTCCTAATTCTACAGATTCTTTACGTGTTATCCTTGTATATTCTACATTCTGTTTTACAGCATTGACATTAAAGTTAGATAACCCCATATCATATGCTACTTTTTCTAGCGCTTCATAATAATTTAAACTAAATAATTTTCTAACTAACATGATAAAATCACCACAATCACTTGTAGCAAAATCTTTAAACATTAGTATATCTCTATTTGCTTGATGAAAAAATAACGCAAAAGAAGGAATATTGTCTTCACGAAGAGGTGAATGATAAACACCAAGTCTATCTATTTTTTCTCCCATATAAAAACTATATATCTGTTCTTGCGTAACATGTTTTAAGATATCATCTCTTGTAATAAGATCATTAAATATTATTGAATTTAAATCTATGTTTTCCATAATAAAAAAGAGAGGGCTTTTACACCCTCTCTGTTTTTATAGTTTAGATAGTCTACCAGTCGTCGCCTTCTAGAAGCTCATCTGCTTTAGCAGTTGCAACTTCTACTTCATCTTTCACTATTCTATCCATAGCGTCGATGCTGACGGCTAGTTTTAAACGTGTTTGATTTACATCAACACTCATAGATTCTACAAATGGAACCCAGCTACGAGGCTGAATATATTGTTTAGGAGCATTTACAGTACCATAAGTAGCGAAAACTCTAAACTTACCAGCATTAGCTAGTCCGTCTTTAATATACTTCATAGCTTGGTCAAGCAATTCTTTAGGGTTATTAGCCTTAAAGCCAATCTGATGGTCAGCACCATATACAGCGTGTATAATGTGCTTCATAGATTTACCTTGCTTTTTTACTTGTTCATCCACAGTACTATACTGTGTGTCTTTAGTAACATACCAATATGAAGTAGAACACTCGCCACCATTATCATCTGTAAAAGTGATTTTATAATCAGGAGCGTTTTCCTTATCATCTGGTTTCTTTTTGTAAACAGACATTTTAACATCGTTTACTAAACCTGCTACACCACCGTTAAATATTACGGCATTTCCTCCAGTTGCGGCATCAAAACCGCTGTCATTTAAATCGTACATAAATTGTTTTTAAAAATTATTACCATTGATTATTACTTACATCTTCAGAAGGAGTTAATTCTAATCCTTCTTCTACAGTTGGATAATTTACATTACCTGTAGAATCATCTAAAATTTCTTCAGTAGAAGAATTGTTTTCTTGATAATTTTCTATAGAAGCTTCTTCTTTTATTAATACTAAAGTATTAAGGCCAGGAATATCAGAAACAATTTTAAATTCATTTTCTACATTATTAGATAATTTTAATATTTTAGAAATAAATTCAAAAGTTTTCTTATCACTAAGAGTACAAGTTTTAGTTAATTTAAAACCTGCATCTCCGTCTGCTTTACGAACAGCTACAATAGTTCTATCAGCATTAAAGCCAAAAGAAATTCTATCTTCTCCTTGAATATTTAGTAATTCTTGTGCAGCTTTATTAAAGCTAAACTTTCTACCTGCACCAGGCTTTGACAATGCTGCCATAGTCATTACAGGATAATCATACTTTTCTACTTTTCGCTGTCTTTGTGAGGGCACAGCATCCCATACGAAATTTTCCATTTCTGTTGTTTATAAATTAAAAATTAAATTGAATAATACTCTCTTATTGCATTGTTAACGACAGTGAGATCGTTGTCGATCTCATCGTTTTCAAACATTTCGAGAGGTGTTTTACAAGTGTCGGAACCTGATGATACAGTTCTAAATATATGCCTGTTAGGCTTGCCAGGAGATTTAATAATCTCTGTGTACAGAACTATAGTGCTAAAAGACTCAGGAACAAATCTTTCTAACATTTTACCTTGAACTCCAATACGTTCAGATGCAAAACCTGATTCATCATAATGTGTTTCAGGATGCGCCATAAGATATACTATAATATCATCACGCATAGAGTCGTTAATAAAATTAATTAGGTCATATTGGTT